AAAGGATGCAACCGCTGCATCTGCTTTGCTGAAACAGATTATTGAACAGCGTGACGCTGAATCTGCCAAGCAACCCGCCAATCCGAGTGAGTCGGACGCAGCGGTGAAACTGCTGGAGGCACTCCAATACCGTGAGCTGCTAAAGGCAATCGCAACCCGATAAAGGAACTATCATGCTTGAAAAAGTCATTGAAAAACTGGACGCAATTGAAGCGTCCAACGCTGCAAAACTTGCTGAGACCGCTGAGGCTGTAAAGACTCAAGTTACCGAAGCTGTTCAGGCAGTTAAAGCAGAAACCGAGCAAAAACTTGCCGCTCTTGAGGCAAAGATTGCCGCTCCTTCCATCATTCGCCCTATCCACAAGACTGTTCGTGGTGAGGCAAACCGTCGCTTCCGTGATGTGCTCAAAGAGTACATGAAGGGTGGCAATCAGGTTGAGCGCGAAGTCAAGATCTTTGAATCGGTAGACCAGTTTGACGGTTACATTCGGGAAGCATCTGCGCTTACCGGCTCAGGCTACGATGTTGGTGGCCGTACCGCTTACGATCCCGTGTTTGCTGCTAAGCGTCTTGGCAATCCGATGATGGATCTTTCCCGCATCGTTGCGACCGACGGTTCGGCTTACCAGTTCCGCGTAAAGACCGGCAACGCTGGCGCTCAGTGGGGCTACACGGTTCAGAACAACGGAACACCAACGACTGAAGCAACGTCGATCTGGCAGGTGATCCTCAAAGACTTGAACGCACAGTTTCCAATTCGTACTGCTGCGCTTGATGATATTGATGGTCTTGAGCCCAACGTTGTTGACGATATGCTGCTTGAGTTCCAGCAGGCAATGGCAACCTCGATGGTTCAAAACAACGATCAATCGGGAACCGGAACGTCGGTATCGACTGGCGGCGCTGATGGTTTGCGCGGTTTAGATCAGTATGCTGGTGCAAATGCAACCTACACGGGCGGTACAGTTTCCACGGCTTCTTTCGGAACCTCGGGAACCGCAACGACCAATGGTTTGCATAACCTTGCAACGTATGACCAGCTCACCACGAACGCAAACACTGTTGGTGCAAACAACATCGTTTATAAGGACGTTGTTAACTTCATCTACAGCTTGCCTCAGCAATATTGGACCCCAACAGCAAGATTTATGATTAACCCAATCTTGTTGCAGGGCATCCGTGGTTTGGTTGACGATCAGAAGCGTCCGATCTACATCGACGGTCTGAGCCGTGACGATGGCATCGTTGGCAAGTTGCTTGGCTTTGATGTAGTGGTCAACAAATATGTTGACAATCCTTCTCAGCCCACAACCGGCGCGGCTGGCACAACTTCCTATTACCCAATGTATTTTGCGGATTGGCAGTTGTTCCACACCATCGTTATGCGCTTAAGCATGGTTCTGCGTCGCTACGATCAAACGCAACCAGGAAGCATTACGTTCTACGGCGAGACCCGCGCAGCTACATCTGTGCGCGATCCTAACGCTGGCGTACGTTACCGTTCCACCGGCACTGCGGCTTAATTTAAGAGGGCGAAAGCCCTCTCCCTCTATGGAGAGACTATGAAACAAGTGATTTTAGAAGGGCTTAAGCAGGCTCTCCACGAGGGCAAAGCCACGGTGAACCTCGCTGAAGCCTCAGCCCTCACGGGCTCGGGCTCCGGCGTTGGTGGCCGGGTATTCAACGAAGATGTATTTGCAAGTCTGCGTTACTGGAACCCTTTCCGGGTTTACGCTAATCAGACAATGACCGCAGATTCGGACATTCAATTCACGGTTAAGACCGGTAACGCTGCAAACAGCACAAACCCATGGGGCTACACGGTAAACGCTAACAGCGGATCGCCCAACATTGCCACGAGCATTTGGCAGCTTCCGATGCGCGTTATTTCGGCTCAGATGCCTATCCGCGCAGCGGCGATGGACGACATTAATGGTTTAGATGCAGCTTTAGCCGAAGATCTTGCGATGGAATTTAGCCAGATCGAAGCCGCGTCAATGGCGATCAATAACGATCAGGCAGGATCGACAACAACAAGCACAGGCGCGACTAGCGGTTTACGCGGTCTCAAGATGTACTTAGGAACCGCGGGTTCTACGGCCGCTTATGGTAGTTCAGGAACCGCAATTACAAACGGCATTCACACGCTCAACACGGTTGGCTATGCTCATGCTGGCGGCATCGAATGGGAAAGCCTTGTTGATGTTGCCAACGCTCTTCCAGGCCAGTTTTGGAGGATGCCCGGAACGGCGTGGATGATGCACCCAATAGCGCTGCAAACGCTTCGCAAGTACACGCATGGCGGCAATTCTTATACGCTTGTTGAAACCGGCGAGGAAGGCGAAGGCCCAGGTGTCAACATCATGGGTTGGCCGGTCATTGTTAATCCGTATTTGGACGCTCCTGCAACTGGCGCTTCTCCGATCTATCTTGCAAACTGGCCGCGATTCTTCTGGATTGTTGACCATTCAGAGATGACGTTGCAACGCATGGAACAGACGCAGCCTGGGACAATCACGATCTACGCTGAGAAGCGTTTGGTCTCCACTGTGCGTGATGTAACCGCTGGTGTTCGTTTGATCGGAACCTAACATGCCAAGTCAGCTACAAGGTAATTTCGGAGCGGGTTCGCGTAACCCGTTCAACTACTCGAAAGTCATTCAGAGTACCCGAGACCCGGTTACGCAATGGCTTACGCTCGACGAAATCACCAACCAGCTCAATTTGTTTGCCGATGAATCTCAAGACGAGTTTTTGTCGCAGCTTGAGCTGGCAGCGCGGATGGCAATTGAGGATTATTTGGGCGTTCCGATCTTCAATGTGACATATCAGGCTTCTTATTTAATCTCGGGTTTGATGGCGGCTCCGGTTTCGCTGGATCTTCCCGAGGTTTCGCAAAACGGCGTGACGATTAACTGGGTCAAGTATTACAACGATCTAAACCCTCCGGTTCTCACGACGATTGCAAGCTCGCAGTATTACTACGACCCAACTGGGAACAAGTTAGTTCTTTTCGAGGTTCCCAATAACGTTAACACCTACATGACCGCTCCGATGCTCTGCCAGTACACGCTACAAGGCAGTGTTATTGGTCAGTATCCCGTGGTTAAGCAAGCTGGTCTCATGCTTCTCACGCATTTCTACAATAACCGGTCTGCCATATCTGAGGCTAAGCAGTATCAGCTTCCGTGGGCGATTGACCAGTTGTTAAGACCATACAAAACTTTGGTGATGTGATGGTTTTACGCGTCGATCAAATCACCATCAATAATCTGACGTTTGGGCTTACCAATCTTGGCGAGCAGACAACGACAGAGACTGCATGGTTTCAGACGCGAGCAAAAACCAAGTCTGTGCATAACCGAATTCGAACGCTTGAGAAGTTTCGTCAGTACGACAACATGATTGAGTTTACGGTGAACTACACACCCAATATGCGAACGATTTCCGATGCTCAAGAGGCTTACAGCATTTCCTTCCGAGACAAATCTTGGCGGATCGCTGAGGTTTACGAGCATGACGATCGCCAGTGGGTAACGTTTACTTGTTACCGTAACGAACCAACGGTTGCAGTCTGATGGGCCAGAATTCAGCCGTTACCTATGCTCAAGCGATACAGGCGCAGCTAACCTCGGTTTGTACGCCCACGCCAGTTTATGCTGTGTTTAACCGCAACTTTGCAACCGAGCCGACGTTTGTTACTTGGCAGCTAAGAGATGTTCATCAGCCGGTGTATACGGGGCCGCAGTCGGTCAAGGGTATAGATAGACCTGTCTTTCAAGCGACAGTCTTTGCTCAGCAGATGGCGAACTGTTACTCGAAGGCTCAGCAGATTGTCGACGCGCTCCACGGCTATCAGGGAACATTTGGCGGCTTATTTTTTGTGGCAAAAGTAGACGTTGATTGGCTTTTCCACACATACGATAATGACAGCAAGCTACACCAGATTGTTTTGGATTCAACTTTGGACATTCCTTCGTGAGGTGAAAAATGGCTCTTCCCAACAAAGTTTTACCCGGCTTTTCAGCCTCTCTATACTGCCAGCCGGGGGCTACTCCAACTCCTTTAACCACCGCAGAACTTTCTACATATGCAAGTGTTTCTGCAATTGCAATAGCTGGAAATCTTGTTCCGGTTGAGGCGATTCCCGCATTTGGACAAGACGATGCAGTTGCTAATTTCTCGGTCGCTGGCTCGCGTCAGTCTGACAAGATCCCAGTGCAATCTGCCCCAACTTCCATGACGGTTGTGGCCGCATGGAATCCAGCAAGCACAAATCTTCTTTTGCTTCGCGCTGACGCGTATAACGGAACCATAGATAGAACTTTTGTTATTGCCGCAACAGACGGTACCAACACTGTTTATTTTTCTTTCAATGGACGCGTAAGTCAATGGACAATTGATCCTGCTCCGGGCGCAGAAGCTCAGGTTACTTTTACGATTCACCCGCGAGGAAACCAATATGGATGGCAAAACAACACTTGATGATCTTGTAGCTTTGATGGCTAGCTTTCATGGCGATTTACACGCTATGGCAAAAGGGCATCCCTTTACCCTTCAAGAGGTGGATGCCGCCTTACAGGAAGCCAGCCCCGGCGGGGCCGAAGCCGTCTGTCTTTCAGTGTTGAGAGCTCATGCAAAGAGCGAGTGACGATCTGCTGGCTTACTTAGTCACGCAAGCCCAGACCGGTTCTAAAAACTGGTTTGGGTATCCTCAACAAAGGCTCATCAACATTAGCCTTTGCCA